TTATTGATTACGTCGAGACTCTTGGTTGCACATACATCAAGAAGGCTGGTTCTGATGTTTGGATCTATGGTGTCCAAAACGACACCTCTGCGACCCCTACCTTCAAGATCAACACTGCATCAAATGTTGGTGTTCAGCTTGTTTCCGGTGCTACCGCTTGGACCACTCTGTCCGATGAAACGGTGAAGGACATCATCGAGCCGATCAGCAACGCTGTTGCGAAGGTTGGTTCGATCCGCTCTGTCATCGGTAAATTCAAGACCGATGATTCAAGCAAGCGTCGTTCGTTCCTCATCGCTCAGGATGTGCAGTCTGTTCTTCCTGAGGCTGTTGATGTCGTCGGTGAGAATAACGAGCTTGGCCTTCGCTACACCGAAGTCATCCCGCTGCTGGTTGCCGCCATCAAAGAACTGACCGCCGAAGTCAACGCTCTGAAGAACGCCTAACATGAACATCTCTTGGATCATCGAACGCCTTCTCGTTAAGCCGACCGAAGGCTCGCTCACCGATGTCGTCATCACCGCCGACTGGCGTTGCAACGGCATTGAAACCACCGGCTCTGGCGACACCGAGAAGACCTACAGCGGCACCTGCTACGGCTCCTGCTCGTTCGCTCCGCCGACCGAGAACTTCACGCCCTACGACCAGCTCACCGAGCAGCAGGTTCTCGACTGGTGCTGGGAAAACGGCGTGGACAAGACCGCCATCGAAGCCAACGTCTCGCTCCAGATTCAGAACCAGATCAACCCGCCGGTTGTGGTGCTGCCGCTGCCGTGGGCTCCTCCCGCTCCGGTTGTGGTTGCCGACGAAGCTCCGGTTGCCGATGCTTCCGCCGCATGATTCACATTGAACTGACTCAGGAGCAGGCCAATAGCCTCCTCCAGCTCATCGACATCGCCATCAAAGCCGGTGGATATGCCAACGCGAAGGTTGGAGTCCCGCTGGCCGACATCATCATCCAAGCCGCTCAACCCAAGCCCGAATGAAAAACTGGAAGACCACAGCCGGTGGCGTTGCCGTCCTGCTCGCCGCTCTCTCGGTCGGCATCAAGCAGATCATCGCCGGTGACATCGCCAACGCCATCGCCGCCATCACGGCTGGCGCCGGTGCCATGTTCACGGCGTTGAAGGCTCAGGACGCATCGAAGGAGGACCAAAAGTGAAGGAGACGCTGCGAGAACTCGGAATCAACATCGGGCTTCTTGTGGCTGGCTTCGCTGGAAGCCTCCTGACCGTCAAACGCGACGGCCACAAAGATTGGTTCACGACTGCCACCAGTCTTCTTGCCGGCACCCTCTCGGCTAACTACCTCACGCCAATCGTTGTTGATTTCTTCGGAATGAAGAACTCAAACACCCAATACGCAGCAGCCTTCATCATGGGCTTCTTGGGATTGCATGGCGTCGAATACGTCATTGATCGCTTCCGCAAAAAGTGAAGCCAGAGACCGTCATCAACATGATCGCTAGCGGTGTTTTAGCCGCTGGCGTTTCATGTTTTATGGTCCTGCTTTACCGGACGGAAGGCGTGACTCAGCGGTGGCCGATTGTCGGCAATGCGTTCCTTCGGCTGTCGTTGACCGCAACCGCTGCCGGTGCGCTGTTCAACTGCCTGACGGCATCCACGCCACCGCCGTCTGAAATCCTGCTCAACTGTGGACTCGCTGGCATCTTCGTTTGGGCTGTGATTTTCCACTCAAAGCTCATCAAAAAGGATCTGCATGGACCCGCTGACAAGTATCACACAGGGATTGATGCGAGCTGCTCTGGACAAGCTGCTGGAGCAGAAGGATCAAACGAGTGAAGACGGCATGGCCGACAAATCTCTTGCCGCTCGTCTTGCCGCTCGCATTGATGCTTCCGGCTTGCACTCCGACGCGAGTGGTTCTGGTTCCGGCGGGGACTCCGGTGCGTCTGGCGGAGCCGATAAAAGCTCACGTTTGGGCTAAAGACTCCGAAGGAAAAGTCATCAAAAGCCGAAACAAAGTGACGATTCCAGAAGGTTGGTACGCATTGCCGAAGGACTGATATGTCGCAACAAGTCATCAACACCGGATCAACCGCCAACGACAACACGGGCGACACGCTCCGCACTAGCTGGCAGAAGGCCAACGCCAACTTTGATGAGATTTATGCGGCATTGCCGCTGACCGCTCCGTCAACGTGGGTTCCGACTCTCGTTGATTCCGGCGGTGGGAGGACGTTCTCGTTCACCGTGAATGCTGCTCGCCATACCAGCATCGGCTTTGTGACCACTTTCACGGTTGATCTGACGATCAATTCCGTGAGCGGTGCTGCAACTGGAGAGCTGCGATTAGGCTTGCCGGATCCGGTAAGCTACAACGCTGCGCTCTCTGTTTGGCTCGACAACGCCACCACTCAAGCCAAGACATCGGTTATCGGACTCGCTGTTGGTGGGACGAGTTATGCCGAGCTTTCGCATTACGAGACCGGCGATACGTCGAGCATGGCATCGCAGCTTCAAGCGACTTCGCGGCTCGTTGTCTCCGGTGTCTACTTCACGGCGTGAACCTGATTGCAACCAGCCTTCAGCTTGGGATGAGCGTCCTTCAGGGGGCGATGGGGAATCCGTCGTTCATCTGGCAGGGTCAGCTTGTACGATGCCTTCCGGCTGCAATCACGGACACAAACTCGGTCATCTCCGGTGGCTTCCAAGACAATGTTCAAGCGCGTATCTTGGTCAAGTTCTCGGACTGGCGTCTTGCTGACAGTACATTGGTCACCGTGGACGCGACTGTGTGGAGTGCGGATGTTGGGTCAAACGCCGACCGGCTCTTGCAGGAGAACGGCGGTCTTCTGTTCCAAGAAAACACCGACCGCATCCTGATTTCATTCGGCAGGATGATTCCGGTGGTTGGCCGTCTGGTCACCTATGATGGACGCCAGCTTCGGATCATGTCCGCCAAGCGCGATGGCTCGGGCGCTTACTATGCGCTTGAGCTTGGGGCCAAGACCAAATGAGGCCCACGATCACGGTTGACACTCGAAACTTCGACGCTGCGTGGAGGATCTATCTCGCGCAGAGCCGACGCTCATTGTCTGAAGCAATCAACTCGCGGACGTTTTTCTTGATGCTGCGGATGTACATCTTGCTCCCGCCCAAGAGTCCGCAAGCCGCTCGGAACAAGATTCTGGATTACTTCAACCGACCGATTGGTGAGGCTCGCTTTGATAAGAAGACCGGAAAGCGTGTCGGAAGGTCTCGGCAGCTTCGGTTGGTTCATCTGATCGCTCAAGCCAAGAACCGGAAGGAAGGCAAGCCGGGACTGTACGGCAGAGAGATGAGGCTTGCCGCTGCGAGCCTACGTCGTCGCGCTGCTGGCAGCGTTGGTTATCTCAAGAGCGCGGTCGTCAAAGCCATCAAAAAGCTGTCTCCGAGCTTTCAGCAATTCGGTGGAACCCGACGAGCAAAGAAGGGCTCCGCTCAAGTGCGGATCGTGTCCGGCAATCAAGCTCTCATCAATCTGGCGAACCAATACGGATTGCCGCAGGAGAACGTTTCGGTACATCGCGGGAGCAGCGCCTACGCATATTGGGCGCGGCCTTCGATCAATCCATACACTCACGTTCGCATGAACATTGGACTTGCGGACAATCAGATCGGCAACGTCGAGTCGATCTACTCAAAGGCGATGCAAAAAGCCTATGATGACGAAGCGCGTGAAATGTCTCTGCACATTCAAGCGAAACTGGAACAAGCCGCTGATGGGCTTGAGAAACTTGGGGTTGTCGTCAAATGAACGCCGTCGCACTTAGAGCCGAGAGAGCGTTGGCCGATTGGCTGGCGGCTCAAGACTGGAGCGCATCCGGCACCGGAACTCCGATCTGTTTGACGAGCTACGGTCACGGTGCTTTTACTGACTTTGACCGCGAAGATCAGATGCCGGATTTTCCACGGATCATTGTGAGAGCATCGTCCACGGTTCCGGTTCATCCGATTGATCGGACTTGCGAGATCGACCTGTCTGCGGTGTTGCAGATTTCGGCTGATGACACGACCGAGAACAATCTGCTCAAGACCGTTCAAGTCTTTGAGGACTTGCTCCAATATCTGTTTGTTGACGATAACGTCAGCGAATTGAGTGCTGGCGATGACAGCCCATATGGCGGCTTTGATGCTCAGTTCGCGGTTCCTGTAGATTTTGGCGTGAGTGATACAAGCGAAAGGGCTAGAACATTCACGCGCACCATGACACTTTTCGCAGCAGCAAACTCGTAAAACACAACCAACATGGCTACGTCAAAAGGACTCGCATTAGTCTATGGTTCTAAGGGGACCATACAACTGTTCAACAAAACCGGCTCTGGAGCAGGTTCAGCACTTTCTGGAGCTATCTCGACGATTGAGAGCTACGATGTCACGCATGAAGCGGACGTTGAGCAGATCAAGAACTCTGCCGGTGAGGTCGTCGCTCAGGTCTCCGCCAACGAGCGCATCAGCCTCAACGTGACGTTTATTCCGAGCGGAGCTTCATTTGTTGATGCCAAGTCCGCAGCTAGCCTTCCAAACTCCAATGGCTACGTCACTATTGCGGGGACCAATGCGACTACGGTGCAGGGGGTTTCTCTGGATGGAGACTATGTCTACGCTGGTGGCGGAAGCGTGAAGTTCACTTCTTCTGGAAAGTGCATGGTCACGATGACTGTAACCAAGTACATTCAGCCAAGCGCACTTATCGGAAGCGCCAGCGTCTTTGACCTTACCGTTTGATCGTGTCCGATCTTGCAAAGATTCTCGCAGAGACCGGACCTCAAGCGCCTCTAGTGCTTGGGGTTCAGCTTGTGCCATACACGCTCGGTCATGCGATAGTCCTGCAACGTCTTCGCTCACCATATGTGTTGGGCGGACAGATTACCCCAAACGATCTGGTGGAAGCTGTTGTCGTTTGCTCTCAGCCGCCGCTTGAGTCGATCAAATCAATCAAGT